TTTACATGAATAAGATTATAGGGTGGATAGTTTGTCTGTGTTTCATGTAGATTAAAAAATCTATCAAAATAATCATCCATTCCTATGCTGTTCTTTACAATCTTATCCATAAGATCTGGTAAATCAGCAGAACGATACCTTTGTATGTTTCCCATGATAGTAGCTCCTTTACTAAGCGAGTTTGTATTTTGTGTACCCTTACGGCGTACATTACTAATTATAACCTATACTCTATCTACGAAATTCGGTTAACTCTATAAGTTTGGTTCGGGTATCCTTCCAATTTTTAACATGGTACGTATAACCGCCCATCTTCTTTACTGCTTCCCCTAAAGAATAATCATTCCCAGTGGTTTCCATTCTATCACCAAAGAAATGTAATTCATCACCCTCAGAAAAATCTCTTAATATCTGGCTCTTATCAGCACCTTTAGGTCCAATATCAATACCAGTCTGTCCACCAAGTGCTACAGTTAATTCTGGAAATTGATTTCTAAGTCTGTCTGCAATATCTTCTCTTTCTAATCTTTCTTTATCCCATTTAATATATTCTTCCCTACCTAACATTGGATCTAAATCTCTACCCAATATACTAAAATTAACTCCACCTGGTCTTCTTTCAATATGATTTCCATTACGAATAGGGAAACAACTATATGCTAATTCATCTATTAAGAAATTTTCTACCTTCTTAGGCAACTCCCAATCATCTCTATAAACATTTTTGTCCTTTTCATAAGCATCACTTCCAGAGCAATTATATACTCGTTTAGATGTATAAAATATATCCAATCCTACTTGCTCTACTGTCTTCTCTCTATCACTACCAGTAACAAGATAAACATCATGTTCTCGACAAAATATAAGAAAAGGAGCCCAGAATTCATGCTCCATTTTCTTTCTACTAGGTGTTAAAGTACCATCAACATCAAAAATATATTTCCTCATTTAACCACCTGAACCTTTACAGGTTGATTATTTAAATAATCAGCAATTCTATGATATGCAACTGCTGTTAATACTTGTGGTGCTATGAAAGCAATCATTGCCACAACCCAGAACATATAATAATAGTTCTCTTTGTTTTGTGTTCTCATCTAGATACTCCATATTTTAGAACAATAATCTCTAATTGACCTATCAGAGGAAAAGAAACCAGAACGTGCGATGTTTATTAGTGATTTGTGATTCCACTCATCACGTTTTTTCCATTGTGCACTCACTTCGTCCTGTGTTCTAATATAATCCTCAAAATCTGCCATAACAAAGAAAGGATCATGATAGCACAGATTGTCTATTAATGGTACAAATATCTCCCTATCACCACCACTAAAATGTCCACACTCAATTAAATGTAATGCCTCACCAAGTTCTGTTCCAATATAATGTTGTGGATCATAATAATTTCTCTTCAATTCTGTTATTTCAGATTCTGTTTTACCGAATAAAAAGAAATTCTCTTCTCCAACTAAATCTCTAATTTCAACATTAGCACCATCAAGTGTACCAATAGTCAAAGCACCATTCATCTGGAACTTCATGTTTCCTGTTCCTGATGCCTCTTTACCAGCAGTAGAAATCTGCTCCGATAAATCAGCAGCTGGATATACCTTCTCACCCAACTTAACACTATAGTTTGGTAGGAATACAACCTTTAATAGATCTTTAGTATCAGGATCATTATTAACAACATCAGCAATATTATTAATAAAATGAATTATTAATTTTGCCATGTAATATCCAGGTGCTGCCTTACCACCAAAGATTACAGTACGTGGAACAATATTATCTGTCTGTCCATTCTTAATACGAAGATACTGAACAACAACTTCAAGAGCACGA